AAAGTATGTAATAAATTATTTATATATCCTTCAGGTAATAAAACCTATGATTGCTCACAACATTAATTTTGATAATCATAGGACTATTTCTCGCATGTTATTATTTAATAATAGAATCTTCGCTAGGTATTTCTATTCAAAAGCTATTGTTTCAAGAGGTATAAACTACGTTTTCTCCATCTACAGTTATACTAGCTTTATTAGATGATACGACTTTTAATCGTTCTGCTACCTTCTCGGTGTGTTCTATAATATCCATAGGTTATAAGTTATTAAATAAATACTCTTGTTACTCCTCCGTTTAGTGTTCAATCTCTATCGTTAGGTGATTGGTCTTGTGTTGTTGTTCATACCTCTCATACTGGTGGTCTATAGTGTAGGTATTTAGTTACTCATGCACTTGTAGGCTCTCAACCGTTATAGATAGATAAAGCATCAGCATCAGTAAACGATCAAGTGAATGTGTATATTCTAGCATCTCGTATATTTCATGAGAAGTAATCTGTTACATAAAATCATACACTGGCGTTTGTTCTATATATTACGTTCGCTGGTCTTATAGTGTTTGAATATGCAGACTGTGCTCAAGCCACTAATTGTCAGTTTACATATGCTTTATATAGTCGTCATGTTCAATCTCGGTACTTTACTCATAGTACATGGACTTTCCCTCTAAATCATGATCATAATACAGCTGTTCATCAAGTGGCTGCAGCTCTTGCTACTAAAGAAGTTTCAGATCTGAAGTGTAATCAATTGTTAGTGTCTCTTAACTGCATATAATGCCATGGGATTTGTAAGAATGATTGTTTAGTAGCAGTATTAGCACTATCAATATTGGGTTTAATTCGAGCAGACATAACAAGGGGTGTCTTTCGTCCTATAAATCATCAGATATTAGGGCTTTCATCTCGTAAGGTTTCATTGACTAGGAATAGTCTGACATTCCAAACTTCAAGAGTAGCAGCGGTATTAGTTGTGTCTGTAACTAATCATCAAATAACTCAAGACCCAGAAGTAGACGATGTAAAAGTTTGTGTAAACGTAAATTCTTGCCGTGTTGTAGTAGCAGTTAAGTTAGATGATAAGTAGTCTGCAACTCATCAATGAGAACATTTTAACCTAAATGCTGCAGTGCCCGCCGCGACTTTGACAAATGCCTTTACTATAAAAGTTTTACTAGCTATCGTTGCTCAAGATATATTTGTATTTATTGCATCCAACCTGCTAACACTTGTGCTTGTTCACGTCCAAACTACTTGATCCGCTGTATTAGTTCAATCAGGTGCTACAGTTGTGTTTGCTGTTACTGTTGTTCCAGATCCTTTTGTCCGTGTTGCATTGCTTAAGTCTTTAGGATTGGCTATATACTGCGTATTATACTGTAGGTTTTCAGGAACATAATAAGCTACTATAGATGGGTCTTGTTTGGTTGTGTTTCAAAGTGCTATGTCTGCATCTATTTCAGCTTGCGATAGGGCTTTGTTTCGTATGCAAGCGTGATAAATGTATTTGTTAGATGATGAAGCAGATCATTGTAATATTCAATTATCTCATAAAATTAAATTTGCAGAAGCAGTGAAGTTTCATGGTATAGCTGTTCCTCATACATTTTGTAAAATTCAATTAGAATAAACAAAGAATTTTTGTGTTATACTATCATAAACAAGATATATATCATAAACGGATCATAATGTATATAGAGAAGCTATTTCAGCCGTAGTCGCTCACGATCTTATACCCACTTTAAATCTACCTCAAGAAGTACCGTCTGAAGATATGCCCGCAACGAAATTGTAGGAGAAATATCATGAAGAATTATTTGGAGCGTTTGATATTGGCTTTGTTCTTATTTTCATAGTGAAAGATGCAGCTTGTGTGAAAGTAGCCCCCGTAGTGGCGACTTCTGCTCTACTTCCTGTTCATGCTGTAACGTCTCTATTTCAGTTTATCCAAATATAACTCCCATCTCCATCACTACCAGTAGTAACATTACCTGATACATTCATATCATAGCCTGTTCTACCTATAGTGGCATTAGAAGAGATGTAGTCATTAGTTCAATCAAATTCAAAAGCTAGATCTCTTTGGCTTCAAGATCAAGGAGCTCTCCTTGCTCACTTTAATAAGTATCGTAGTAATGCTGTATCTTGTGCCATGATAGGTTTATAATGAAGTAATAAGATTGTTTACTATTTCTTTAATGTCTAGATTTGAGTTTAGGGTGTATAAGCATCTTTTAATATGTGATACTCATTTACCTGCAAAGTGTTTCTTTATTTCTTCTTCTGCAATTCAATCTGCTTCCATCTTTTTAGCTTCTTCCATGTGTTCTGTCAATAGTTTCTCGTCTGCTTGTGCATCTGATTCGTCTACAAAGAATTGTTCTCAATCGAATAAGAAGTCAATGTCATAACCTCGAATCTTTACTAAGTATGGAGGGTAAAGCTCTTTTTCTTCTCCTTGAATTTCTAATACTTCAATAGATGGATTGTGTAAATACATTGCTCTTTTTACTTCTCCTTGTGATGTTCGTTTTTTTTGCATGGGGTAATAATAAATTATAAATACTCTTATTACTCACCTCCCCCATAGAAAGTGAGTAATAAGAGGGTGAGTTTCCCCACCACTCTTTAGAACTAGAATCCAGAACTAGCAATTTCAACTCTAACCATATTCTTAGCGTTGTCAGCGAAAGTCTTTATTCCATATAACATAGCAGATAAGTAGTTACCTCCTATTTTCTTTGGTTCTTCTTTTCTGTAGATCTTTGGAGCAGATTGTACAACAAGAGTAGTACACATATTTCTTACACCTAAAAGACATAATTGTTTTTGAAGTGTAGTAGTCCATACATCACCTCCAGCAGTAAGAGTTTCAGATACAGTTAATACACCTGCACCTTTATATCGTACTGTAAGAGTGTTAGCAGTATCATCGTTAGTAGCTACAACTCTAGCCTGTACATTCTTTAGGTTAGTCCCTGTAAGAGCAACACCATTAGCTGTAGTAGTTCATGGAGCGTTTAACAATGCAGCAAGATTAGCTCTTGAAGCATCAGCAGAACCACCAATCAACACATTACCAGCAGTAGTACCAATAGATGAAACGAAAGTGAATGTAACACCTTGAATAACTACAGTATCATTAGCAGTTGGGTTAGTAGCAAGAGCTAATACCGCAGATCCAGTAACATTATTAGATGTGTAGAGTTGGTAACCACTGATCTTAGTAAAGTAACCATTTTCAGATACTTTATCACCTAAATCAGTAACTTTAGCTCCATAGTAAAGAGAAATAAACTCTTCAACTTCAGGAGAGATTACACCTACTTTGTCAGTATCCATGATATTCAACTTAGCTAGCTTTTTAGTAGCAGCAGTGAATACATTAAGGATAGTTGCAGTAGCAAGAGTAATACCTTGTCCAGCTGTACCACCTACAGATCCAGCATCAACTACAGATGTAGCATTAACTACTTCATAAAGAACATCAGCATCAATTTGTGATTTCATTCTTTCTCCATAATCTCTACCGTAATTAGCAGCGATGTCATACTTATCTTGGATTGCATCAAAATCATCAACATAGAATCCATCAGCAAACTGTTTGTTTACAGTAAGAGTTTCAGCTGTATCAGTGATGTCAGTCAATGAAATGTCAGTTCCTCTAGTATAGAGAGATGGAGCATCATTGATTGAGCCACTTCTGTAAGTTCTAGTAAGAGTTTGTCCAGAAGACATTACTGCTCTTTTAGATACATCAGCAACTACATTAGATACTGTTCTTTTGTAAAATACTTCTTGTTGTTCTCTTGCCCAAATGGTTTCAAAAGAAGCGGATAAACTATTAGCCATTGTGTAAATTTATAGATTAAATAGATCATGAGTCTTTGAGTCCTTCACGTTTTATATTAGCTGCTTTTCGTTCTTCTCGTTCCTTGCTTGAAAGATCATTGAGAGATCTTTGAGGGGTTTCCTGAAGTCATCTATCTCAAATAAGAGATCTTTCTTTTGCTTTTTGTAACTTGTCGAGCGATCAGAAGCCATACTCTTCAATGACATCCTCATACGCCACTCATTTAGCGTTTGCAATCTCTTTAATAGCTTTCTCGTGTGTCCTCAGTTGAGGGTTAGCATCAATAAGCTGTTTGAATTCTTGCTCAGCTACCATATTGCCTTGTAGCTTTTGCAATTCAGGATCAAGTACATTTTCTTTAATCCATACTTTTCGCTCTTCTCAACTAACATCAGTTTGTTGATTTCTTCTTAGTTCAGCAAGTTCTTGTGCTTGTTTCGTAAAACCAGCTTGTAAGTTCTTGTACTGTGTTTCTCGGTCTACAGAGTTTGTCGGAGTGGTAATAAGATTACCTTGTTCGTCGAATTGTTCTGACATGTTTTTGTGGGGGATAGAATGTAAAATGCCTAATCGGCAGTGCTATTATCGAGCCAGTCAAGAAAGGTTAGGGCTGTGTTATGCTTTGCTTGATAGTAAGTGATTAACTCTTTGGGAGTTTTAGGATCACTTAATGCAACCATTGCACTTTCAGCTTCGCTCTCTCGGTACTCTACAATATGCCTATATCATTCATACATCTTTAACTCTAGTAAACACGCTTTACGAGCATCTCGATATTCTCCTGCTCTCTCCGGTGTGGTGAAAGTAGATAGTAACGATTTAACTCTTTTGTGAATGTCTAGTAGTTTCATGGGGTGTAGAATAATAAAGTAGTTTTAGTTCTTCGGAACATATATTATACCATCGTAGATGGTGCTTGTGGCTGTTGTTCTTGTGGATTTAAGGCTCATAATCACATCATAGCTTGCATTTGTTCGGCATTGTCGAATAAGTCTTTAATTTGTGATTGTGGGAACGTTTTAATTATGTTTTCAAATAGCTTCTTTAGATTTACTGGTAGTCAAGCCTGTTTTGCTTGTAGTGCTATGTTTCGTTGTGCTATTGCATCATTTCTTCTTGCTTCTTCACTATCAAAAGATGATGATCATGCTTCTATTTTAATCTCATATTTATCTACTGCATCTCTTAGAGCTTCCTTGTTTATTTCTCGGAATGTATCTTCTTCATCTCTGCTTTTGATCTTTATATTCTCAGTAGCATTATCGAATTCAAACTGTAGGATCTTATAAGATAATCTTACTAGTGACTCTTCAAAGTTCTTTCTTACTTGTCCTGTTACTGCATCAGTTTCAAAGGATTGTATCTTAGCTCCTGTAGCAGTGTTAGTTAGTGATTGTTGTGTTAGTGGTGTACTTGTATTTATAGTGAATGTTGCTGCTTGTATTTGTCTTTCAAAGTCGTTTTGTTCTTGGAAGTAAGAAGAGTTTAACTCTGGTCTATCCATCATCTCAAAGTTAGCTTTAGCTTGAGTTACGGAGTATGGTGTTACTATAATATTTCAATGTCATTGATTTACTTTTCTTGGATCTATTCAACTCAACGGACTATAAAGATAGTCAGGCTTTAATATCTTATTAACGTATTCACTGGCTCTATTCTTTTTCCAGTTTAGTTCGTCTTGCATTCATAGGATAGGCTCAAGGAATCCAGTAGCAAAGAATGTTTCTGTATCCTCAAATACTCTAAAGTCCTCAAATGGCATAGTAGATATTTCTTTAGCATAGACTAATAATACATCGTCTACTGTTCGGAATTCATATAGCTTCTCATTTACCATACTAGGCTCATCCGATAAGTCATAATATCCATAGTAACACTTAACATCTAGGGTATCTGGTCTTATCATTTTATTTCCTACGAGTTGTGTTCCTGTTATAGATTCAATCCTGTTCTTATAGGTTTCAAAATCTCTCTCTTTACTTGCTACACAACACTGGATAAGTTTATCAATGTTCATAAACTTAGTTTTATTCCTTGTGAAGTATGATAGTCTTGCATTCCTTGTAATGTCTATGATACTAGGCATGTCTTCTAGTCTTGTATATCTAGGGTCGAAATACATATCAGTCCAGCTTTTTATGTCTATTCCTGTATATTGTTCATAGACTTCTTCCTTGACCCTCTTAGTAACTTGTGGTACTTCATTACCCATCTCATCTATCATCATCTCCTCCTTATTCTCGCTTGTTCTTTTGATTCTATACTTAGGTGATAACTTAGCAAAAGACAGTCAATATCTCACTCATGCTCTAGCTCGGTGCCTTAGGCTTTCAATCATATCTTGTTTCTCGTAGATGTCCTCTAGTCTGTCCTCCACTGCATCTGTAAGCTCATTAATATCAATGTTTGGATTATCTAGGTAGTCATCATTACAATAACTGACTATAGGCTTTGGTTGTTTACTCATTATTCTTGGGAGGATTCTATTTTCTATTTCATGGGCTTTGTTTACCTTAAATGTTGTTTCTCGTGGTTGCAGTCTTTGGTTATCAAAAGTACTTACGGATTTATAAATCCTTGTCATTCTATCCCTTCGTTGTTGTGTTTGTGTTTCATAATTAGAAAAAGTATCTTGAATATGTCTTACTACTTCGGTTTGTTTAGCTTGGTTAATTTTCATGACATTTTCTAGTTATAAATTACATTACCATTGTAGTCGTATTCTATATTTAAACTTTGTTTTTTAGCTCCTGTGTTTGGTACAAGTTCGTACATATTGTATAGCATTTGCAAACTATCAATAATATCATCATGTTTACCTCTTGGAAATCTCTTTAATTCGTGTTCTAGTTCTTCGCTTCATTGTAAAGTATGATATATTAGTCAGTTCTTATACAGTGATACGAGCCTTCTGATCTTGCTTAGTTTATCTCAACTTTGTGTTATCTCCTCAATATCAGTATATAATCATCTTTTTCTCATTTCAGACTTTAGAAATGTCACTATCATACTTTGGGCTTGGAATGCCTCTATTCCTATCTTCTCAGGCTTTCGTTTATTTAAATGATATAGTATCTTTTCTTGCATTACATCAGCTGTTATTCTACCTGCGGTTATTTCTAATATATAACATCTATCTTCTATAAATCAGGCTGTGATTATACTTGTTTGATCATTCTGTTGTCAGGTCTTGAATGCTGGATCTACTGCAGTAAATATTCTCATATAACTAGGAGTAGGTCGTGCTTGTGTTCAATGGTATCTAAACCGTTCTTCGTGGAATTCTTGTGTTTCCTTATTAGTTGGTTCTTGTTGGTATTGGCTAGAGAATGTTTGTCAGTCTTGTTTTCTTAGTCAGTCTAGTATTTCTACTGGGAATCTCTTAGGGAAGAATGATTCTCATTTCTCTCTATAATCTTCTGTTTCTTCTGCAATAGCTTTAATCACTACTTTTTTTCGTTTTTCTCCTCCTTTATCCTCTAGTTCAATAAGATGTCAACAAAGATCATCATCGTGTATTCTTTGCATTATTATTACTATTGCACCATCTTGTTTACTATTTAGTCTACTATATAATGTATTATGGTAGTTGTTATTAACTCATATTCTTACTGTGTCGCTATCGGCATCATCAGGCTTCAAAGGATCATCGATAACCATTATATCACAACCTTTACCAGTAATAGTACCTGTAGATCAACTAGCATAGTATTGTCATCATGCCTTGTTTTCTCGGTGTGTTTTAGTGTTCTGGTCATCTTTAAGCTCAAGCCTTCTTGGGAATACTGACAAGTAAGTATCTGATTGATAGATTGCTCTACAATCTCAACTGTTATCTTGTGCTAGTCATGCAGAGTACGATATGCCTATAAACTTTATTCATTGTTTTTTGCCTAGACACCGAGCTGGGAATATTCTACTGACTATCTCTGTTTTGAGTGATCTAGGCGGTACATTGATGATAAGTCTTTTAGTCTTTCAATAATATACATCCTCTAGCTCTTTACAGATCAACTCAATATGTCGATTCTCATCAAGTTTAATCTTCTTTTCTTTTTCTCGATAGTATAGCAAGAATTTATAGAGAGAATCTTGATATTCTTTCGCTCTCTCTTCCAGCTTCTTAATAGCTATTTGTTGCATTATTTGCTCTTTATTCATTATGGGGATTTTTGGCTATAAGTAAAGTTTAGGAGCCACTTCGAGTGGTGGCTCATAGGTTTCATAGTTAAGTTGTTTTATTTTCATGTTTTTGGTTTAAACAATAAAATGTTTCTAATCTTTTTA